AGTTTTTCTGTCTTAATTAAAATAAAGGAATCTTTAGAAACAACGAAACAATAGTAATCAGCCTCTGATTTAGAGATTCCTGACAGTTTCCCACGACTCTCATACTCTACAAATACACTGCCAGTTTCAGCAGCCTGTAAGTCTGTCTTAACTTCTATTGATTTATCGTTAAGTATATCTCCAAGTTCTTTCTCTTTGATTTGTCCTAACTTCAAATCATACTTAAAATCGTTTGAGTATTCCATATTAATTTTATAAAAGGAAGGGGGTTAAGTTTACGTCTGAGAGGCTCACTCTGTGCAGTGTTTGCTTTCCCCCCTCCTATTAATTAACTAAACCACGTATTAGAATGGTACATCTGCATTATCTGATGATGTAGATTTAGACTCTGCAGTGTCTTTTTTAGGAGCTTCATAAGTGTTCTCAAAAGCATAATGAGTAGCTCCTTTTTCTGAAGGGGTTTTTCTTTCAGCTATTGTAATCTGTACCCATCCATTTTTAGCTATCTTTTGTAATTCATCTAACTTAAGATTAGCGTTAATTAGTGTTCCATACTGAGTAGTAAATTCTTTAATACTACTAGCGATGTAGTTCTTTTCTGCCATTTTGTAATTGTTTAATTGTTAGTATTTTATCTAATTGTTTGTTGATTAAAATTATTTTTTCTTTCATATCTTCAACCTGTTCTTCAACAGAATCTTTCATTAAATCTAATTGAAAGCATATATCTTTATATGGTAATATGGTTAATTTAGGATAAGGAATAGTGTAGTCGTCAAATGTTCTACATGAGTGTAATACAGTTGAGTGGTTATGTAATGTAATTTTACCTATTTTTTCAAAACTGTAACGAAAATAGTTTCTCATAACATAAAAAAACAATCTTCTCGCATCTAAAATCTCTCTTTTTCTTACCTTACTTTTAATTTGTTGCTCGTTTATATCCATTTCTTTCTGTATATAATCAAATACAAATTGTATTTTTTTTCTATCGCTTTCCATAATTACCTTCTGTTTGTTGGTAAAGCTCTTACCATATCATAATCTTCCTCTCCCTCTACTACTATGTTATGTCTGTTTGGTATATCAACTTCTATGATATCTATTACATCTCTAACATCTATATTTAGAAAGGTAGCTAATCTAGCCATGTGGAAGTATCTTAAATAAAAAGGATTGTCTATATATTTATCTATAGTGCTACCTTTTACATTTATTATCTTACCAAATCTTACTTTGGATATACCTCTAATACGAAGTATTGCTTCAAGTTCATTTTTAGAACTTCTTATCTTATCATAATTATTCTTTGCCATCTTTTGTTTTTTTTAGTTAAACATTCTTTCCCATTGTTTTCTTACATCAGTTTCAACTACATCTTCCTTTAACATTCTTATAACAGATGATGCTTCATCTTCACTGTATGTATCTATCTCTGAAAGTATTTCAGATTTTTCTGGTTCTGATATAGGACTAATCTTTAATAGAGACTCTATTACACCCATCTGTATAGATGAGCATAATAAAGGTTCTCCATTAGTTAGTTCATCAAACCAATCCTCGTTCATTAGTCAACAATCTCATCTTGACCGAACACTCCTTGCTCGTAGAATCCAGCAATCTTTAATACAACTCTACTCATTGCTCTTTTCTCAGCCATAGCTACAGGGAATTTTTTACCTCCTCCCATTAAGTTACATTGGTCTCCACTAGCATTAGACTCTCCAAACGACATCATGTTTCTCTGTTCTCCATCTGCTTTCAGAGAAGCTACAGCTTTTAATACACAATGTCCTTTATCAATATCCATAGTTATAACTTCGTACGCTACAGTGATGTTATGTTTAGATACAATTTTATCTATTCCTGTTCTAGTAATGATTACAAATCCTCTCTTGTCTTTGTAAATATCTTCTTCAACAAGTCCATTCTCTTTGAATAATCTTCTCAAAGCGTCTTTTCTTGTTTCTTTAACAGTTTCAACCTTTTTTGACTCAGGTTTTGAGTTGTGTCCATTTTCTACTTTTTTCATTTTATAATTAGTTTGGTTATTATTGTGATATTGTTCTGCAATATCGGTTAATGTGTTAATCTCTTGTGATTGCATCTGCTCTTGCATTTGCATAAATTCTTCTTTCATTCTACCCATATCTGTATGTTTTTTTATTGATATTATATTCTCTACAATATGAATCTAATGCTGTTTCTGAATGTTCTTTACAGTCAAAACAAACAAGTATGTCTGTATCAATAGTTGCATCACAACAAGAACTTACTGTGTCCCATTCGTCAAATTCATCGCTACATCCTGAACACACATCCATATCATCCATCTTGTCGTTCATTCCACAGTTCTTACATTGGGGGGTATCATCTTGGTAATTTCTTGGGTCATCATACTGACCTCCTGTAATAATAGTTTTAATCATAGTTAGTTTTTTTAGGTTTATATTCTATTTATTGTTTCAAATCTTGTACAAAGATACGAATAATAATTGGAACTGCCAAATTATTTTGGACTTTTATTTAATTTTCTTTGTGTCTCTACTATATTATACGATATATTTTAGTAAAAGGTTACACTTTTTTTACTTTTTCTTTATATTTGTCTTTATCTTTATATTTGTCTTTAGCTTTATCTTTATCTTATTCTTGTTCTTTATCTTTAAGGGTATAGATACCCTTTGTATACCCTATAGATACCCTTTAATTAAAAATAATGTGTAATTCTTGCAACCTGTCCGTTAAACCTCTCATGTAAAAAACCTTCAACAGCTTTAGGAATACCTGTAAACCCCTTTCTACTATGCCAACTATCTGTTCCGCTGGGACTTCTTAAATATTCAATAGTAACTCCAATGTAATCTTTAGCATCTAAATACTTATGTTTAACCTTATGATGTAAATGATGTAAATACCAATACCTAAATTTAGTTTCAGACCAATATTTTGGTTTTTCATTAGCCATTAATAATGGTAATTTATCCATTTTAGCTCCATCTCCATGCTCTAATCCAATTAAACTATTACCATACTTATAATATTTTCTATGAGAAACTTCTGCGTCAACAGCTACATCATCACATTTTCTAAACCAACTCTTAAGTGCATGAGCTAAATGAAAACCACTTTGATAATCATGATTGCTCATTGAATGCACACAATCTACAGGAGCCACCTCCCTTAAAATCTCCACACATTGCACATATAAAGCTAAAGCAATTTCAAAATGTTCCCACCATTTTCCATCTGTATCTTGATGAGTTCCTTTAGTAGTTGTATTGTAAACATTATCTATATGTAAAATATCATTACCTATACAAAATAATATTCTATCTATATTGAATCCCTCAACCTTCCATAATATACCGTTAATACCTTCTATAACTCTTTCTATAGCTACATCTATATTATAACCATCTTTAGTTTCTAAATCATTAGAATATTTACCTATATGTATATCAGCTGGATTAATTATTAACAGATGTTGGTTAACATCTTTAGTATTTCTTTTTAATTTTTTGTAGTTTGGAGAATAATTTTCAACTAATTCTTTTATTTTAGGTAATATAGTTTCTTTCTCATCAATGTTTTCTTTTGTAACAATAGAAAATCTTAATTCTCCAGACGCTGACTGCCAATGTTTTACACTAACAACATCTTTTTTATCTATACCCCTCTGATTTAAGTGTAATTCTAAAGCTGTGTTACCATTTATATTATCAACAGTTTCAGCTCTATTTTGATAAACTAATTCTTCTTCTTCTTTAGTTAATCTTAATCTTCTTCCGTATTCTTTCATGGTTTTTTTACAAATATACAAAAAAAAATATATAAAAACGCAAAAGGGGGAACTACCCCCCTTTCACAACCCAAAAAAACTACTTGAAAACATAGAAATACTCCCGAATGGGAGTGTGTAGTTATCAGCAAAGATAACTATTTTTTACAACAATCCTTATCACAAACAGGATTTTTCTCAAATGCTGAGAAAACCAAAGGTAAAACACCTATCCCTGTTAGTATCAAATTATTTGTTGTTATACCATGTGCAGTTATATCAGCTGCAGCAGCTAATACAATCACACCCGATACCGTTCTTTTACTAGACCACTTGCCTTTATTATCCTTAAAAAGTTCTAATACAGATTTTACTAAATCGGCAATTGGTTTGATTGCGTTCTCCGCTATTGCAGAGCCTATCCATTTCTTAAACATATTACTTCTTGGAGATATCAGCTATTCCCTGACCTAAAATAAGAGCGAGAATTGCATAATAAACTTTTTCAACTTCCCCTTCTGTTAATCCTAATTTAACAGATATAATAGGTACAAAAATTGCAGACACAGTGTACCAAAATTTCTTTGAATTAAATATCTTTTTTAACATTTCCATTTTTTTTATTTTTTAATTATTAATATTTAGAAACGGATAGCCGCTCCTACTTTAAATTCTCCCTCTCTATTGTATGATGGCTCTACATATATGCTATTCATAACCTTTAATGAATACCCTAAACTTAATTCTATATTGTCTAAATCAAATTCATCTGTAGATGATTGAGCTGAGATAAATATACCTCCACTTATATTGTATCTACCAAACACATCATATTCATCATCTCTCTTTCTTAGTCCCACCGTTAAATTATCATCTACTTGATATCCAACGCCAATACTATTAGTGAAATTTCCTACTCCCCAACTCTCATCATCTGATGGTTGAGAAACATCACTCACTACCATAAATTGAGCTGATGACGCTAATGTTGTAAAAACTACCGCTAATGTTAATAATACTTTTTTCATTTTATTTTTTATTTTAAATTAATATATTCTATTGTTACTTCTTTACCATCCTCTAAAGCTTTCGCTATAGGAGGATATATTCTTGTGTAAGCCTGAGTTGATTTTCCTATATAACCATCTTTTTCAATTTGATTATTAACTTGAGTATCTCCAACAAGCAAACAACCAGCAGTGTGCTCATCAGTATTACCACAATGTATGAGGATGCAACCAAAATTCGGAACATCTCTGACCCACAAAGTTCCCTTATGTATCTCTGAAAATCTATTTTTATATTTCTCATGTATTCTTCCAACTGTTCTTAATGTTATTCTGTATGTACCTTCTAGTATTCTAGTTTCTGTTACTATCTTATCTTCCATGCTTCTATACTCATCTTCTAAAGTATAACACAAAAACTTAACACCATCTGTTACATCAAACAAAAGACCACTTGTAGAATCTTCTTCACTACTAAATCTTACTACTTTTAATTTCATATTATCTTCCCTGACCTCTATACTTTTTTTTATAACCTGTTTGTCCCTTAGAAGCATTCTTGCTATGAACTCCCTTACGCTTCTTATTATTTTTTTCCCTAAAGACAAATCCTAATCCTTTCTTAGCCATTACGACAATGGAGCTGTTATCATTAAAACTTCAACATCGCACTCCGCATTTGGTGCTGAGGCTGCTATTTGAGTTATATTTGCAAGAGAATTGAAATTTGTTCC